TCCATTGTATCAGTATATTTATCATCAAAAGCCACACACATATTAAGTTAGATAACACAATAAATGTTCTTATAACACTAATTCTATTTTCATTTTGAGCATCATATCCGTCTTCTTCATCAAAACTACCTAATGCATGTTTCCATATCATCCAAAGTTTTTTCATTGTTTTATACTACTAAAGTTATTTACTTTTTCAAATTCAATTATATTATTGAATTTCTCATTCATACTTTCACCTTTGTGAGAAATGATAAAAGTGTTTGTGTTATCATCTAATGTATGAAGTATCTTCAAGAATTCGTCTGTACCACCTTCATCAAGTGAACTATCAAACACTTCGTCAAGAATCAATAAGTTTGTGTTGACTGAATTCTTCAACTTCGCGATAGCTCTCCATGTGAATAGAAGTGACAAGTCAATTCTCATTTTTTCACCTTCACTAAAAGAAGCGTATGAAAAATTATCTCTGTATCTAGATTTGATTTCTTCATTAAATTCTTCATCTAGTTCGAACTGAACAAAAAACTCCATACTCGCAAGATATTTATTAATTAACTTATTCATTATAGGTAAGTATTGTCTTATGATTTTAGTTTTGATACCACTATCTCTTAGTAATAGTTCAGCTAATTCATGATAATGTTTTTGATCTGAGATATCAGCTTCCATTCCTTGTAATAAATCTAAAGCTTTTCTGAACTTCTCTAATTGTTCTTTATCGTTTTCTGTATGTTCTTGTTTTTCTAAATCACTTATTTGTGTCTGTACTTTTTTCATGTACTGTTCATTAGTGTCAACAAGATTTTGTTCTTTTTGAATCGCTCTTTGAGTCTCATTAATTTCTTTATGTACTTCATTAATTTCTTCAAGTCTTACATTAATTTGTTGTATCGACTCACTTTGTTGTGTAAGTACTAAGTCAAGTCCTTTTATACTTGATGATCTGTCTACAACTATGTGGTCTTTATGGTCGGATTCTATATCTTGTTTACAAGTCGGACATTCGTCATTGTTATCATAGAATTCTAATTCTTTAATAAATTTTCTTCTCTCATTCTCAAAATCTTTTTCATCACTCAACATTGACTGTAGTGAGTTACGAACTGCATCTTCATCTGATATTAAATTCATACAAGTCTTAACATTTTCCATGTCAGCTCGTATATGAGTCCAGTATTCAATATTCTTAGTTTCATGTTCATTAATATCTGCAGTGAACTTGGCAATCATTTCTTCACGATTTTCTTCTAATCGTTTCATAGATTCTTCTTGACTTTCTATTTTAGATTCACCAATCTTAATGTTTGTCTTAATTTCGTTGTATTCATTTCTTAGTGTCGAAGACCTTTGTTTTAAACAATCTTTCATTACTGAAAAAATTTGAATGTCTAGAATATCTTCAATAATAGCTCGTCTTTCAGGTGTGTTCAACTGCATGAATGGAGTGAAGGTAGAGCTTCCTAAGACCACTACTTGAGTAAACGACTTATAGTTCAACTTAAGTATTTGTTGTTCTAGAATCGCTTGATAATCCCTTACAGACGCGTCTTGATGTAACATCTTACCGTCCCGATATATCTCAAACTTATTCGGTTTGATACTTCTCATTATACGATATTTGTTTCTTCCTATGTCAAATTCAACTTCTACTTCTAGATGTTTTTGATTAATAGAATTAACTAACGCTGTCTTTGGAATTTTTCTAAACGCTCTACCAAATAATCCGAATGTCAACGCGTCTAGTAAAGTTGATTTACCTGACCCATTTGCACCGATTATAAGTGATGTCTTTTTTCTTGATAAATCTATCTCGGTAAACTCGTTACCTGTAGATAGAAAATTTTTAAATCTTACTTTACGAAACTTTATCATATCCTAATCTAATGTATCTTTCTTGATGTTCTGTTGCTTTCTTTAATGAAGTTGTTGTATGAGAATTATGAGGTTCTCTAGTAGGATGTGAGACTGTCTCACGAATAACTACTACATCACCACCTTGTTCATAAGATACAGAATGACCCTCAAGGGTCCATGTTCCTTCTATCATGTTACTATTTTGTTTTTCGGTGGAGTGATTATAGAACTAAACGCTGTCTCATATTGATTCAATAGTTTTTGTTCTGGGTCAACTGTCCAAACAATATTATCTGGATTAAGAGTAATGTTACCCTGTCCAAGAATATTATAAGGATACAAGTTCACTTTAGGTCCTTGTCCTTCAACTGCCTGTTGATGTACGAAAAGAGGATTCTCCATTTCGTGATTGTCGTCATTTAATTTGGCGATTAACATTTCACCACTGTTTAATTGTATTATTTTTATCATATTAATATATCTAAACTCTCTGTGTACAATGATCTCATCAATGTATCTAGTTTAGCTTTATCTCCGTCTATGTTTAAACTGTCAATGTGTTTTGTTAAAATTGTTAATGTATCTTCTGCATCACCAACTAACTCGTCTTCGTTAAGAACATCTAAATTACTATGATCTTCTACTACTTTTAAGTCTGCGGGTTGTGCTTTGATAAGTTCTTCAACAAACACATCAAACCAGTAAGGTTCGTTTTTATTCGTAACAATTACTTTTACGAATGTATCTTTTAATTGACTAAAGTCTTTCTTCTTAATAGTCATTAGTGTTTCATTTGTATCGTCATAAAAGACTTTATGAAACATTTTGAGAGGATTTTTAATTGCCTCTAGTTCTCTTGTCTCTGTATCAAAGACATGAAAATGTTTATCATCACCAAAGTCATTCCAAGTGAATTCCATTTGTGAACCTAAGTATTTAATATTACCTAGTTGTGACTTGTGATGAAAATGTCCTGAGTATACTTGTTCGAATCTTTCGAACCAAGATGCTGGAGTCCCACCACCATGAAAATGACCTGGACCTACCATACCACCATTTACTTCTAAATGTGACATGACAAAAGGAGCTGTTGTTAATTGTAAGAATTCTTCAACTTCTTCTTCGTTCTCTGAGTTAATCCAAGGTAGTAACGCTATTTCTAAACCGTCATATTCTTTTTTGATTGGGTCTGTGTAGACATTGATGTTATTACTCTTAAGTAAGAACTCAGGACTGTTCAAGTTATTAGTTGATTTAAAATAGATATCATGATTACCTACGATTAAATCCATAGTAATACCCCTTTCAACCATAGGTTGTATGAAGTGTTCATGATTCTTGTGTAAAGAATAGAAATTCACATCCCGTCTTCTATCGAAGTAGTCTCCAAGATGTATAATTTGTTTGATGTTGTGTTTATCTAAGTACGGAAAAAAGACTTCTTTATAGAATCTCCCTTGGTACTCTGCAAACATTTGATTGTTGTTACGAACTCCACAATGAGTATCGTTTAGCAAAGCTATTTTCATAATATATTATTTGTCTTCTTTTTTCTTAGACCCACGAGGTTTATAGTTAATCGGATTCATATTCTCTTGTAAGAAATCAACATAAGAGTTGTTCATACCAGTAGTATTTCCATCCATAGTGTCAAAAGTATCAAACAAAACCCCAGCTTGTTCTATACTTCTTTGTTTAATCGCTGCTTGTTTCTTTTCTTTGTGAATTCTTCTTAAGAACGCGAAATAAATAATTTGTGTGACATAGGCAAAAGCATTAGTAGATTTTTCTTCTTTGAAGTTTTCAATATACTGTAGACAATTTTCAATACCATCACATATCATTTCATCTCTATAAGAGTAGTTGATAAAATTAGGTTTAGTAGAAAGTCTAGTAGCTATCTTGTATATACATTCTCCAATGTATTCTGTAACTCTAGGTTTTTCTTCGTCATTTTCAACAGCTTCTTTACAAGCTTTATTGTGTTTAATTATGGCTGCAGTGAACACTTTGTTTTCCACATAGTGTACTGAAGCTTTAGTTTGTCTTTTTTCTCTAGTCATACTATTATTATACTACCGTTTCTTGTCCTGTCAAGTTTTGATTTATTTTCATTTTTTTACAGTTATCCGCTTGACAGATTCGAGATCGTACTGTAAAATAAAGATGTAGTCTGAGAAAAGAATAGTATACTATATAAAGTGATCAATGAATGATATCTTTTTCTGTAGGTAACTCGTTCAATTCTTCAAAAAAATCATCATCTTCATGATAATCATCCCACATATCCTCTTTTCTAATTATATCTAATTTGTGTTTTACTAATTCTGAAAATTGTTTTTGTTGTTCTTGAAAATCTTCTTGTTTTGTTTTTATCTGAATACTATTACTATCTCTCATATCTAACCATGATGTGATTGATTGATCATACAAATCTATAAATTGATTAGTAATACTCGTTCTAATTAATACATCTCTTGAATTAATCATCACTCTATCATCAGTTGTAAATGGTACAAAAGGACCGAGATGAATTGTTATTCCACCCGTCAAAGCCGGTTTGCATAGTATGTTCATAGGGAAATGTAATTCTAAAGTTCTATCATTAATATCTCTTACCATAGCGAACAGTTCTTTTCCGTCATTCAATCTTATATATTGGTATGAGGTATTATCCTTCGTTATTGTCATTTGCTGGTATCCTTACTGAATGTATTTCATAGTTAAAATTTTCTGTACTATAGATATTTATTCTTTCTGAAAAGTGGTTAAGCGTATAATTCATATTTTTTTTCCATGAAAGATCGTCTGCGATATCGTATAGTGTAACACTATCTTTATCATCAGCTTTCCTTAACCCTCTACCTATAGACTGTAAATTTCTAATTCTACTCTTACTAGGAGACGCAAACACTACATTATGTAGTCTTTTTATATTAATACCAGTTGAAAATGTACCGAATGACGCGACAATGATTGAGTCTTTCTCCTTCTCTACAATTTCTCTTACTTTTTCTCTATCTAAGGCGTCTGTACCACCAAAGACAAAGAAAACTTTTCTATCTAATTTGTTTAACAAATCAAATAATGGTCTACCATGTTTTTCAACAAATTGAAATAACACTAAAGTATTACCATTTAAATCTTTTACTAAATTATTTATGAACATATTTCTTCGTTCATTTCGGACTATCCAATCCA